CCTACAGTTCCATTAGCAATAGTTATTACACCACTACCATTTGAGGTTAAGTTTCCAGCTAAAGCTCCAATACTAACTATTGTTCCTGTGCCGTTATTAACGTCAGGGTTAGCATTTGGAAAGCTAGTCTCATTTGCTATTGGTACAAAACCACCTACGTCATCAACAAGATCGATAATCCTGTCATTGATAGCAGCAGTTGTTGCTATTGTTGTGTCATTGTCTGGGAAGGTATCACCATCTTTAATAGTGTCACCAGTGCTTACATTGAAATATCTAGCGTCTGATTCTGTTTCTGTGTAATACCTGTTATCTAAAGCTCCAGTAGCTATTTCAGAGTCTCCTACTGAGTTAGCCGCTAGGTGTGAAGCATCTAATGGTGAACCAGCAATGAGAGATTTAATCTCAGTAACTGTTTGGTCAGCTGTAGCGTTAGCTTCTATTGCATTCAGCTTTGTATGATCTGCATCTGTAAAGACATTTGAATCAGAAGCACTCTCTACTAATGTCCTTATCTCAGCAGCAGTTTGATCAGCAGTTGCATTCGCTTCTATAGCGTTTAACTTTGTGTGATCTGCGTCAGTAAAGACATTTGAGTCAGATGCAGATTCAACAAGTGCTCTTATCTCAGATGCATTCTGATCTGCTGTAGCACCAGTTTCAATACTATCTAACTTGATACCATCAGCAGACACATCTCTACCATCGACAGTACCTGTTGTGGCTATGTTTTGAGATCCAAAGTCAGGGCTGATCTTCGTACCAGCTATAGCAGCTGATGCATTAACATCACTATTGACCAATGAACCACTGGTTACACCAACAGTTATTTGACCACTACCAGGACTGTTATCCGTAACAGTGATCTTATTACCAGCTGCTACATCAGTGGTTAATGCTGTATCTATTTTGCTATCTATTCTGCCATCTATCGCTCCAGTCGTAGCGACTCTGGTGTTATTACTAGCCCATGTCTCAGAGCTATCAATTGTCTCGTCACCGTCGGTCCAAGCAGCATCAATTTTGTTGTTGGACTCCTGGGTAACGTATAAGTTTTGATTGAAGTTATCGTTTAAGTCAGATGACTTGATAGCTGATCCAGCAAAGAATTCTGCCTCTAGCTTTGAGTCATCTGTATCACGAAAGATTCTTAACTTATCTCCGACTGTTGGGTTGCTATTCAGTTGTATGGTCGTTGCATTAGCAAAAGTAAATGCAGACGATGCCACGCCATTGATGCTCAATTTGACATCAGTGGTCTTTAAGTATGGAAATGTGAATGAGTAATTAGTGGTGGAGCTATTACTAACGGTATAATTCGATTCGGTTACAGCCATTGATTAGTTGCATTATTTGTTTGGTGTTTTCTTTAATATCTCCTTAATTCTTTCTTGATTTGTTTGAGCTTGAGTCTTAGCATCCTTCACCATACCTTTCTTCATTTTCTGCTTTACGATTGCTCTACCAGTACCTTGTATATCTAAGTGCTTATAGTTAGGGTCCATAGCTAGTCTAGCTTCAGCTCTTTGTTGAGAGTCCCTAAGTATTTTCTTTAGACGTTGGTAGACAGGTAGCGTATCTTTATAGCGTTTGACATCAGCTGCAGATGCAGATGGATCATTAATGACTTGTCTCAAGTTGTTTAGCTCTTCATTCCATCTAGGTTCATTCATCATCTTATTAACCTTCTTCCATAACTGATCTTCACCCATAAGGCGACCTATAGCTTGTCTTTCTTCAGCAGTGTATTCAACATCAGAATCGAATTTCTTTTTAAGAATACCGATATCATCAAAGCCACTATTAATTAACCAGAGTCTCCAAGGTTCTTCACCACCATGTACCTTAATAGGACTAGCAGCATTAATGATCCTTAGTAGAGGGTTGTCAATCTCATTGATCTTTTCACCTGTCCAGTGGTCAATCTGAGAAGGCAGTGCAGCCTTACCAACAGTTGTATTCAATAGATAACCAGTAGCATCATCATAGATATCCTTCTGTGCTTGAGTAATAGCATTAGCCACTACACCATGAGCACCAGACAGAGGTAAAGCACCTCTAGCTATGTTTGCACCTAGTCTCTTAAACGCAGCCTCATCACCGTTCATAACAGCCATAAATGGTTCAATACCATATAGAGGTGTGTTATTTAGGTATGTAGCTGAGATAGTCCAACCAAGTTTATCTAGGAAGTCAGTAGTTAAGTTAGAACCTAAAGCTGTTTGGTTATAAGCTAAATCACCAACCAATGCAAACATCTGTTCAATCATTGGTATGCCTTTATAGCTAACCCAATTACCACCTATGTTTACTGTGTATGGCTTCCATCCTTTCCTCATTAAGTCCTGTCTTTCTGAAGCATTAGCAGGTCCATTACCTCTGATGTTTCCAGACATTGCATACCAATATCCCATGATTGCAGTAGCACTACCAATCATCATTCGACCTTCGTACTCATCCCTAAGCTGCTTATAAATAGCCATAGCGTTGGGAGTAGTGTTGTAGTCAATTCCATGAGCAGATAGTGCATTTATGATGAGTTGTTCATCATTACCAGCTTGTAGAATCTGTGCATACTTACTCTTAAATCCAGGTATCTTTCCAATAGGTGTATAGGAAAGAGCCATCTTGACTTGGTTAATACCAGTTCTAGGGAACATCATTAATGTCTTTAAGGCTGGTACTTTTCCTAAGCCTTCGTTTAGCCAAGTAGCCGTAGCATCATCAAGGTTTAAAGCAACCTCACCTGATGCGTTCTTTGCAGCTGCATCAGTTAATAAACCATCTTTATCAAACATTTGATGGTAGTTAGCCATCTCAGCTTTCTTTAGGTTCTGTGAGAACTGATTAATATCTACAGTCTTACCAGTTTGTCCAAAGATATCATCATAAGCTTTGAGTCTGGAGTTAAAGGTAGCCATAAAGGTATCAGTAAATGCGTCAACCCCTGCCATACCTGTCATACCCATTCTCATCCACTTCATACGTGCCATAGAACGGTTGAACTTAGCCCAACCATAGAAGAATTGACTTGCCTTATCATCAGTCTTTTGCCAATGTTCAGCCATATCATCAATGATCTTATAGGCATTATCCTCTTCAATAACAAAGTCCTTACGAACTGCTTTCATCATGAAGTCTGGATCACTATGAACTCGTGCCATACGAGTCATGGCATCGCTCATTGCTCTACGAGTAGTCTCGAACATTGAACCGTGTAGATAGATTGCTCTTTCCCAAGGTTCTGTACTCTTGGTCAATACACTACTTAGACCAGCTCTAGCGAACGTAGTCATAGGCTTAAGTATTAAAGACGCACCATTACCTACAGCTGCTCTTAGTGGTGATAGACCAGATAGAACGTTGTTGTATGTAACAGCCCAAGCTCCTTTAGCAAAGAGGTTCATACCATCTCCACCGCTATAGAACAATCCACGAGGATCAATCTGTTCTTTAGCCCACTTGTTTAGTTTGAGTATTGTATCTACATTACCGTCACTATAGTCATATGCAGCTTTTAGAGTGTTAACCATCTCAGGATTAGTCTTCTTAGCAGACATCAATGTCTCTCTAAACTTCTTGATCTTGGAATGTTCTTCTACTCCTACACGTTTAAACTCTTCAAAGGTTCTAGCAGCCTGTTCAGCAGCGTCACCTTTAAGCCATCGTTGCCACCACTTTAAGTTCTGTAGATTCCAACCAGCTTGATACTTAGATTGACCATACAGAGATTCAAGTAGCTCAACCCGATCCATGATGTTTTTAAATACCACCTCATCATCCATAAGGTTTCCGAACTCTACGGAACCTTTAGACATAGCTGATACTTCCTTACCAAGAGTAGACATAACTCTAGCTGAGGTTTCTATCGACTCTTTGCCTAAGTAAACATCTAACAAGTCACTAATAGCTACAGCTGCAGCCTCTCTAGCATCTGAATTTAACCAAGTAACATTCTCTGTTACAGCTTCGTCAAATAAGCTTGGTAATTCCTGTTTTACTATATAGCGATCATCACTTAATAATTCACGTAAACCATCAGCAGTGTCAGGCTTCATGATCTTTTCATAGATCCTCATTATAGCTTCAGATCTTTTACCTTTAGGAAACTTATCTTGGAAATCTATATACTCTCCTGACGCTTTAACCTTGCGAGTTATATCGTCTACTAAGTACCATGAATTACCTAATTGCAAACCCTTCTCCCTCATAGCATCTGTTATGGGGTTAGTAGGTACAGAGTTTCTCGACTTCTCACCGAACTCTTGTGCAGCTACATCAATAGTGTTCTTTACTGCAGCTCCAGGTATTTCTGGTTTAGCAGTTAGCTTTGCCTCTGGTGCTAGTTTCTGAGCAACATTAGGATCAAAGCTTTGAACATTAGGATCATTAGCTATTGATTGAAGTGCTCTACGGTCAAAGGTTCTTTGCCTAGATCTTTGATTCCTAGTGACATAATCCTCAGCTGACTCAGTTGAGTTAACAGCTGTATTAATTACATCATCCTTTGTTTTAGCTACACCTGCTACTTGGTCGTCATCTAATAGACCACTCTTAATAGCTTGGTCAAGGTCAATGATCTTACTCTTAGCTTCTTTACCTAGATTCTTAAGTTGTTCCTTCTTCTTCCAAAGGAATGAAGTCTCATCTAATGGTTTGATGTTCCATAGAAGAGGCTTACCAGCATTTATGGCATAACCTATTAAGTCACCTACACCACTTAAGACAGTTTCGTCTATAGCAGCCAGCATCTTATTAATCTCTGGATCAGTACCATCAATGGTCTTTAGATCTTCTGGGATAGCATATGTACCTTGTGGACCAAATGTCTCTGGATACCACTCAGCTAGACGCTTAAAGTTATCAGGGTGAGTTAGTAGTCTATTCTCTGCATCTTCACCGTAGTCACTGATAGTAGCTACAGCACCGTTAATTAAACCTACACCTCCAACATTAGCAGCTGCTTTTGTTAGACCTGTAAGCTTGGTTGCATTAAGGAACTTGGCATACTTACTGACTGATAGGACAGTAGGCATTAAGAAACTAGCTACACTTCTGAACTTGTTGGCATTGTCATCATCAAACTTGGTCATTTCATCCCAAGTATCGTCTATACCACCTAAACCAGGGACTAGACCTATGACATCAAATGGTACATCTAATGCAGCCATACCAGCCATATAAGCCCAGTTAGCAGGGTTCATGTTTAGCTCACGATCTCTGTGCCATTCAGCAAAACCACCTTCATTAGGTTGCATAGGTGGCTGTTCTGGAGTGGGTTGAGTATCCTGTAGCTCTCCACCTTGGAGTACTGTTTCAGCTTGGTTTATAACTTCAGAATCTTTATCTTCAGGGTCAGAGTATATCCAAGTGTTAGGAGCGTTGTAGGTGTTACCCTCTTCAATCCTCTTTAACTCTTCCTCTGCATCCCTTTTCATCCCCTGCTTAACAATTTCACTCTGTTGTTGGATTAATTCTTCGTTATCCATTACACCTCCACTCTATAGAAACGTCCGACATTAGCTCCCTCCTGTATATCGTAATCAAAATCATCACTATCCTTTAGATACTGCATAGTTTCGTTGTCTACAATTATCGGTATTTCCTCTGTGTAGACCTTTGGTAAAGTATTAGTGACAGTACCTCCTACAAGAGGAGACATATACTTTGGATCTCTTACTGAGTCAGGTTTATAGGTGTACTGTAAAGTCTTTCTGAAGTCAGCTTTAGTTCTTAGGTTTTGGATGATCTCTTTACCTAGTGGATCTTTTGAATCTCTAAACATAGTTCCTTTAAAGTCTTCTATCTTTAGATTCATCTTCTCTAGATACCCAAGATCCTGAGCAGCTTTAATCTGTTGCTGCCATATATCTATAGGACTACCCATAACATTGGGGTTGTATCCAGATAGTTCATAGAAGACCTCTGGTAAACGGTAGCTCCTACCTTCTTTAATAGCCTTAGCTATGTCCTTTAATTTCTCAGGTTTAACTAAGAGATCTCTATGTAGAAGAGTTGGATCTTTGGCTACCCTTTGCTTTATCTTTTGCCTCTCTTTAAAGGTAGATACATTTAAAATAGGAGGTGCATTGTCATGATTACCTGGAGTGAAAGAAGCAAAGAATGATGTAACACCATTTGCTATCTCCTGTTTTCCTGGCTCAATAATTGAGTACTTACCAGTACCATTCTTGATCTTAAGTTCGATGTTCTGTAGTGCCTTATCAGCATCACCACCATTCCTTAAGAACTCCTTTCTAAACTCTAACTCTGCATGACGTTTAGCTTTCTCAAAACTAGGGTGTAAAGCAGTAGTTAAACTATCTTCCTTAAGTGCAGCCCTAAGTGCTCCACCAAGGTCATCTTTAACAATGGATTTGAGATCTATTGTGCTAAAGAGTTGGTCATTCTGAGCAGCCTGTTTCCAATACTTATTCTTTAAATCTGTAGGTACATATGGACCTGTTAGATCCTCAGTAGATAGTGAGTTGTTAAGAGCTAAATCATTGATATGCTCTCTCCAGTAATCACCGTCAGCTCTACCTTGAACACTCTGATCTAGGTAAACTAAGAATGGTGCAAGTTCTTCTGATGTATGACCACTAGCAAATAACTGATCAATACCTCGTTGTACAACTCTGGCATCACCGTTATATCTCTCTGGGTCATCTAAGAATCTTTTAAATTCAGCTCTCTCTTCTTTTCTTCTACCATCAAGTACAGCTTTAGAAACTTTGGCTTGGTTTTCTTTTTTAATCCTTCTCTGATTCATCAGGTCTTGGACTAGCTCTGGATTAGCAGCCGCCCAAGTCTTATTCATATGAGTAAGCTTAGTCTCATTTAATAGCTTGTAGACATCAGCATCACTAGGAAAGTTTCTTATATTCTGTAGGTCTTCAAAGACTTTTAACTTAGCTTCTCCAGGTGAAAGACTTCTACCATCAGCTCCTACCTCTCTTGTCTTCTGTCTAAATAGGTTATTGAGAGCTTCACCTCCAGTAGGTGTATTATAAGCAGCTGCTAATACCTCAATATGTTCTGCAGATCTTTTTTGAGTTTGCTGTATAGCTTCAGCTCTTCTAGCACCATTAACAATCTTACTGGTAGAAGTTCTCATCTTTTGGAACATTGGCTCCAAGAAATCAGCACTTAAACCTTTAAGCTTATGAACTTCTAAATACTTATCTGCCAATATTTCCATTGCAGCTTCTTTCTGTGCAGCTGTGTCAGCTTCCATCTTTGGAAGTTGTTGAAAAGCCCACTGTTCAAACTTATTACCTACAATGATCGAATAAGCTTTTAACCGACCATAGTCAGAAGCACTGTTCTTACCACGTACATACATCTCTTCTTCAAGAGTGTACCCTTCCTCTCTTAATTGATCTGCTACTTTCTCTAACTCTTCACCTTTAGCCCATTGATACTCTTCTAATAGATCTAATTCAATTTGTTCATCAAGAGATAAGCCATGCTTTAAATGGAATGCAGTAGCTTTTTGTTGATCACGATCCCAGTTTCCTCTTTGAATAGTCTGTATATCTGCAAAAGCTTGAGGTGCAAGGTTTGTAAGTAAATTCTGTACCTCAGCATCTTTTGCTTTAAAGCCTCTCTCCTGTCTTTCAAAGTTATCTTCAAAGATCCCTTTATTTACCTTGAGTGCTTTCTCTCTTGTATCTAGAACCTTATCTTCAATGTAAATCTCTTTAAGATTTGCTTCTTCTGTTTTCTGTATTCTCTCTAGATTGGCTTCAGCTGTTAGATCCCTCTCTCTACGTTCTCTTTCAGCTTCCTTTAAGTTAGCTATTTTTTGATTGTCGTCTTCCCGCATACGGGTTAACTTTGCGTAGCCAGGATCTATATTGCTAAAACCTTTACCGACTGCTTGCAGTTCGGGTGTGATTTTTCTTCTTGACATTAGCCACCTTTATTGTTTGTTGTTGATCCACCGTAAGTTGCTGTTGTATAAGCACTAAACCCTGCACTAGCTGCACTAGCTACTGTGCTAAACATACTTGGAACTTGTTGGAAGGACACACCTTTAATAGGCTTAGGTCCAAAGTCAAACTCCTCTAGTGCTCTAGGTAGTATCCGATCAGATACTGGTGTCTTTAATGGTTTTAGTGGGTCTGGTGCTTTAGTAGGTCTGAGCATACGTTGAGCATCAGCTTGAGTTAAAAAGGTTCTCAGCTGCATACGTGACTCACGATCTGCACTGATTATGTTTCTAGTTAGTATTGATATTTCTCTACCTTCTGAAGCTATCATTGATTGCATTTCAGATACAGCACTTTGTCCTGTCTGACTTGTTGCAGCTAAATCACTCTTTAACCTAATACTCTCAATGATTCGATCTTCATTCTGGTATGCAAAGTTAGCTCTAGTTTCTTCATCTCTTATTTGCTTCTGATCCATAGCCTCTTTAACTGACCTATGGTATAAGCTTTCAGACTTACGGAACTGACCTAGCTTTGCTTGATGTTCATAGTTAGCTATCTTTAACCGTTGTTGATAGTTCCTTAGATTATTCGCATCTTTAAACTTAGCTAACTTTAGTTCATTAGCTGCTGCAAGTTTGATCTGTCTGATCTGCTCATCTCTATTAGCAATGAGACGTTGCTTACCAAACTCCCATCCTGGTAGATCGTACTCTTCGTACTTCTGCCGTAAGAAAGCTTCTTCTCTATTCTTAGATTTCTTGGCTGAACTTCTAGCAGACATACCTCCTAAGAAGTTTAAACCTGCTGAAATACCAATCGCTGCTCCTATCCCAAGCTGCATTTCAATACCAGCTTCTTGCTTAATTCTGTCTACAACATGATTTCCAGGTAAACCTATCTGTGGCTCACCTGGCATACTCATATTAAATTGATCCATATCTTAAGTCCTCCTATAAAATCTCGGTGAGTAGTTTCCTTCCCACATCATCGAGTTAAGAGAGACGGGAAATGGTGAGTCATTAAAGACTCGTAAGCTAAAGTTTTTACTTCTTTGGTGTATTGGTATTGTTACGACTCTTGATTCATCTAGTGGTACATCATCAGCCAGGTATTCGTTAGCCATCTGTGATGGTGCTAGTTCATACCATTCGTCTAGGTAGATAAGTATTTCAGCTCCATCAGCAGGTGCTGAGTTAAACCGTATCTCTGTATCACTTAAGAAGGTGAATGCTGTATTTGTAACGTTGTTTATTTTGACCTTTACTTGGTTTCTATCAATAGGGTTTAAATCCCCTGCTACCCAGGGAAAGTCAGTTGTAGTACCATCACCTGTGTATTCACGTTTACCTGCAAATCTACCAGTAGCATTCAGTTTGAAACTTAATAGACCTGATAGACCTGTATCAAACTTGAGTCTAGCTATCGTTAAACTACCAGTGAAATCTGTTGATTTACCCTCTTGATCTAATTGATAATAGATCTGTGGAAGAGTTAAATCAAAGTCATAAGCATAACCAACATAGACGTTAGCAGCGTTAGCAGATAGATCTAATCCATCAACAATAAAGAATGTACCATCAGAATCTGTACCTACCTCAGCTGTAACCGTATAACCAGAGTTATTATAGGTACCAGCTGCAGTTGTACCAGCAACTAGAACTATATTCTTTCTATCAGTTAAGTTAGCAAAAGGTATATAACACTTAGATCTAAGGTTAGCTGAGTCGTAGACAACAGTCTTTAAACTATTACCTGTTAATCCATTACTAGCAGGTGTATAGAAGTCAATACATGGGTTAATCTTCTGACCATCAGAGTTAGTGATGATAGCTGCCTCTGGACTCTGAGTTAGGTTTGCATCAGATAGGACATACTGATTACCTTGTTTAGTAACACAGTACATATCATCCTGATCAACAGCCATATTCTGTACAGTTCCAGGGAGCTTCCACTTAAACCAAGACTCCATTAATTGCTCATTACCATCTGAGTATGTCTTGTAGAAAAAGATCTCATCATTACCCTGACTAGACATACATATAAATTCATTTTGAATACTGGCTACCAGAGTATCTACATCAATGGTTATCCACTCATTTACTACTCTTCCAATATCAAGAATCTCAGGACTCTCACCTAAACCTTTTGTCTGCATAGCAAACACCCTAACGAAGTTAGGTGTCTTACTAATGAAGTTAAGATGCGTACCAATATCTATAGGTTCAACATCATCGCTCATCTCCATGTTTGATATGGGTGCTACCTTTGAAGTAGCTGGAAACAGCGGTCCCTCTTGTGAAAACATAAGGAACTGTTGGCTCTTAGAAAAAAGAACTAAACCCTGTCTGAAAGGTTTAACTGAGAATAAAGTAGATGGTCTTAATGATGCACAGTTAACATCTATTGGATCTCCTTTACCAGTGACTCTAGCTGAAACTCTATAAACAGAAAATGGTTCTTTAGATCTACTAAGGAATACATTATCCTCTGATAAGAAACCTAACCTATCATCATGGAAGAATAACTTATTAATTTTACTACCTACAAAACTAGGTTGTAGAACTGTTAGATCATCACCTACCTTCCTGTCTTCCCATGGTATTTCTTCAAACACAAATGTATTTGTACCTGAATTCCTTAACCTATGTGGCATTGTAGCTTTAGTTAATCCTGGAGATGCCTCTGGTCCTATTGTCTCATCCCAATATCCACTACCTGCTGCACCATTATCTGCTACAAATTTTGCATAGTAGTTATCTGTATCAAACTTAACTTCATTAATGATAGTTACTACATGACCATGGAATGAGTTAGGTGGTAAGAAAGAAGCATCACTAGCCCAATCTTGAAAGACAACTAAGCGTTCGTTATCATCTCCACCTTTAGCTGCAAGAGTAAATGGAGTTCTAGTTTGTGTACCACTGACATCTAAAACATAATCTAACTGAAGAGATGTACCATACTTAGTACATGTCAGACCTGTAATAGACTTAGCATCAATTGCAGCTTTAATTTTATCTAGTACATCATCATAATCATCGTCTGTATCTGACGTAGCAGTACATACTTGAACAGCACTTTTCTCAGCAAGTATAGCTGTACCACCTAACGTAACTTCCCAACTGGTACTAAGCATGTCAGCTGCATTACCACTAAGTAATAATGTTCCTCTACTCTGAGCTACAAAATCTGTTGGAGCTGCTTGTGTAGTTACAGTAACTGTATTGTTAGTTATAAAGGTAGCTGCATCTACAGTTAGTACGTCATAGTTAGCTTTAACACCAGTTAGATAAGAGTGAGTACTACCATTAGTAATAGTACATGCAGCTCCAGTATCAGCATTCCATATATTAATAGAGCCGTTAGTGCTACCTACTTTAGGAGTAATACATCCTATATATCTTTCAGTTGATCTATTGATATAGAACCACTTAGCACCATCTAATTGAGTGCCAGTGAAGTCTGCACCACCTGTTGTTTTTAACTTTGATATAAACTTGAATCCAGGTCTCTTCGTCATACCTAACGTCACGTCAGCGAGACCATTAATACACTCCTTAACTTGACCTGGAAGTTTCTTACTATCTGGTTGTTTAGATACACCACTTAGATAGTTTGATATCCGTTGTGTTACTGCTGCCATTATCTGCTAAGTGCTTGGTAAGGTTGGTAACTGACATAAGGGTGTGCTCCGTCAGGGTGTCCAAAGAATGAATAATCACCTTGGTTAGTTTCGTACTCAAGAGCCATAGCTCTCATGAATGCTTCCTTTTGTTGGAGCATTTGGTACTGAGTTTGATCTCCTACAATCCGACTGGATGTAATAGTAGATGCTCTAGCTGTTATGTAGTCCTGAACTGGACGTGGTAGGTCTACCCAGTCGAATAGCCATAAGACATCTACTTCTATAGCTCCATCAGTCCACTGATCAGTATGGTGTTCTTTGTCATATAATTTTCCATTCCTTCTTATTACTTTCTTATCTCCAGCTGTAGCCTGGGTAAGATCTATTTGTAATACATTGTTTGGAATAATAATTTCACTATCTGTATTAGGTGTCATCTCATAATGCTCTTCCTTATTGAAGGTCCATCCTTCACTTTGAATTTCTCTACTAACTTCTAAAAGTGTTTGATAAGCAATCGCAACGTCTGGGTTGGTTTCATCCAAAGTAGTGACAGGAGCCTGACCACAAGCCATAAGGATTTGATTTATTGCAGGTAATTCTTGAGCAGCATTAGTGGTAGGGAAAGCCATAGGTATAAATATTTGTGAATAAAAAAAAGGGAGCCATATAGACTCCCCTTAATAATTAGAATGCTGAAGGAGCTGATGCGCCTACATACAATTCAACTGCAGCAGCAGGGTTAATATAATCTGCGCCGAGGGCTAAGCGACCGAGTATCACATCACCCTGGTAAATAACCGAAACATCTCCCTTAGTTACTTGAACTTGAGGACCGATAGCTTCGACTACACCAGCAGCTTCACGCTGGAAGATAAGTCCACATGACTTAGCTCCAAGTTCAGTGTTAGTACCGTAGTCGTTGTTGATACCTGTTTGTGCACCAGAGGCATCTTCTGGGGTTACGCTCACGAATGAGCCTGTGTTTGTTGGTGCTGTTACACCTGTGGTTCCGCCATAAGCAGTACCATATTTGCCAAGGAACGGAATGTTCATTGACTTGAAGATCTTGATACCAGCAATCTCTACAATTCCATTACCCTTCTGACGGGATGTACCTTGTGAGTCTCTGTTAACTAGACCATTATCTCCAGTCTGTTGGATCAATTCGTAGTATTGACGTGCGTTTAATACCGCTACTCTTCCGTCAGTACTTACTCCTTTTTCATCCATTGCAGCCGCTGCATCGTAAAACGCATTGACTAGGTTTGTTGCACCGTAAGCATCAGAGTCATTGGTTGTTGCACCAACACGAATCTGAGTACCACCTGGCTCTACAAAGTTAGACTTAGTAATAGGAGATGCTGATCTTGCTCCACGAGTGATAGCACGGAATGCAAGTCTGTCATATTTTTCAGCGAGAGCATAGCCAATCTTACGAGAGATCTCTGATCTCAAATCGTAATGAGCAAGTGTCTCATCTAAGTTATAAAGGAAAGCCGAACTGATAAGGAGGTCATCTACAGTCACAGTTTTTTCTGCTACTGGAGGTGCACCATCACTATTACCTAGTATTGGTTTTCCGGGTGTGTGAAATTCGCTCGTGGTGCGACCTGTATAGATGAACTGTAATGACTTACCGTTCTTTAAGGTACGCTTCATGATGAGGTCTCTAGCTATAGCATTATGCTGGAAGCCTTTGAACATCTCACCACTGAACAATTTGAGATATAGCGCTCTTACGTCACCTGCACTATTCGATTGACCCTGACGGGTTAACGAAGTGGAGGTACCAGAGGCATTTTGATGTGCCATTTATCTATGTTTTAAAATGTTTGAGGGTATAAATCATCATCGTGCACAATTTAAATTAATCATTTTGTGGTCTATCCCACCGTCTAGACGGCTAATGAGTATCCTCGTAAGGGTCAAAAGCCAAATGAAAGGAGAGTCCGACTCTGAGGTGCTCTCCTTCCTATTTATAAAGTTGTCAATGCTTCTTCGATACCCATGTCAGGCATATCTTCAGCAGCAATATTCTCTTCGATCTGTAATCCATCTCTCATCATATGTAGAGGTATTCCAGACTTAGAGAACTCTCTCTTTGTTTCAGGCTCAGGTGTTAAGTGTGTTATGTGAGCCTTATCACCTTCGCAATCTGATTGATGTGACATTAGAAATTAAACTTAGCTCCTAGCTTTGTGCCATAGCTACGATCTTCATCACCATTAGTGATGGTAGATACTTCACCATAAACACCAAGCTTCTTAGATACATTGAATGTACCTCCAAGCTTTCCTGATAGTTCTTGCTCTGAACCATCTACATCAGCTACTGCTGTGAAAGCAGGACCGCCTTGTATGTAGTAGTCGAACTTTGATATAGAACCTTCGTATCCAACATGTACATCAACAGTTCTTCCTGAGTATTCAGAACCTGTATAACCATCGTTAGATTCAGCGTTTATATAGATACCAGCGGATGCAGGTGCAGACGCTAATGTGGTGGCTGCGAGAGCAAGTGCAATTGATTTCATTTAATTAGATTTAATTGATTTGTAATAAGTGATGCCACGATATTTAAGTTTCGCTTCTCTTTCTAAAATTCTTTGCTCTTTGATTCGAGCTTGTAGTTCTAGTTGAGACATAGTAAAACCTCAATACCTAAGCCCCGTTCCATGCTTAGGTTTCATGCGTCCCAAGGGGATGAACGGACGTATCGTTAGGCTATTGGTGCGACTTCTTTAGCCGCTAAGTCAAGTGGGAAATTGTGTGCGTTCCTTTCGTGCATTACTTCCATACCAAGGTCAGCTCTGTTAAGAACGTCAGCCCAAGTAGGAATAACTCTGCCATTGGACGCTGTGACGGATTGATTAAAATTGAATCCGTTGAGGTTAAATGCCATTGTAGAGATTCCCATGGAGGTGAGCCAGATACAAACCACTGGCCAAGTAGCAAGGAAGAAATGAAGGCTACGACTATTGTTGAAAGAAGCATATTGGAATATCAATCTTCCGAAGTAGCCATGTGCGGCTACGATGTTATAGGTTTCATCCTCTTGTCCAAACTTATACCCATAGTTCTGAGATACAAGTCCAGTCGTTTCCCTAACAAGCGAGGAAGTAACAAGACTTCCGTGCATAGCAGCGAATAAAGCTCCACCGAATACCCCTGCAACGCCGAGCATGTGGAAAGGATGCATAAGAATATTATGTTCTGCCTGAAAGACAAACATAAAATTGAAAGTCCCTGAAATACCAAGAGGCATACCATCACTGAAACTCCCCTGACCGAATGGGTACACGAGGAAGACAGCAAATGATGCTGCAACTGGTGCGGAATAAGCTACACAAATCCATGGTCTCATTCCTAATCGGTAGCTAAGCTCCCACTGGCGTCCCAGGTAAGCTGAGATACCAATAAGAAAGTGGAAGACGACGAGTTGGTAGGGTCCACCGTTGTAAAGCCACTCATCGAGATTGGCTGCTTCCCAGATGGGATAGAAGTGGAGTCCGATTGCGTTTGATGACGGGACAATCGCTCCCGATATGATGTTGTTTCCATAGAGTAGTGAGCCAGCTACGGGTTCACGAATACCATCTATATCAACTGGTGGTGCAGCTATGAAAGCTATGATAAATGCTGTTGCAGCGGTTAATAGTGCAGGGAT